ATGAAAAGATGTTTCGTGAGGCCATCGAAGCCTACAGAAAATGGAGGTCAAAATGATTCCGGTAGAACTGGCGAAAACTCCAGAATTAAGTCGATTAAAAAGAGAATATCACATTGCTGAGGCTCGTTACTGGCGTAAAGCGGGAGATAAATCAAAGAAACAACTTTGTTTATGGCAGGCTCAAAGAGAGCGCATGAATGAGCGCGAATTTCTTTCCGTCCCATCCGAATTACCATTCTGAGGCAAATTATGGGAACTGCGACATTAATACTCGGTGAATCTGGCACCGGAAAATCAACCAGCATGAGAAATATCAATCCAGAGGAAGCAATACTTATAAAACCAATAGGCAAGCCGCTACCATTTAAATCAAAAGACTGGCTTGCATGGGATGCCAGAGCAAAAAAAGGAACCGTAGTTACCACTGACAAATGGGACGTAATAGTTGCCGTAATTAAGCGTGCTCACGAATACGGGAAAAGAATCGTTATTGTTGATGACTTCCAGTATGTGATGAGCAATGAGTTTATGCGCCGCTCAGAAGAAAAATCGTTTGATAAATTTACTGAGATAGGCCGCCACGCATGGGAGGTGATTAAGGCTGCGCAGGATGCACCTGATGACCTGAGAGTCTATTTTCTTGCACACACCGAAGAAACCCCTATGGGGCGCGTGAAAATGAAAACTATCGGCAAAATGCTGGACGAGAAAATCACTGTCGAAGGCATGTTTACTATAGTTCTTCGCACCCTTACCCGTGATGACCAGTTCTTTTTCACCACAAAAAACAACGGTGCAGACACTGTTAAATCCCCAATGGGAATGTTTGACTCCAATGAGATTGATAACGATCTCTCTTTCGTCGATGCCACTGTTTGTGATTACTACGGCATCAATAATGTTCATCAAATTAAGGAAAACGCCGCATGAGCAACGTGATTTTTACTTATAACGAAGAAGCAGCACTGACCGCAGGGCAAGGTGGTTTTATTAACGAAACTGGCGCTCATATCATTACCATTACTGAAGCAGAACTAAAGCAATCAGAAAAAGGAGCCAAATTTATTGAGTTTTCTGGCGAATCCGACGACGGACGTAAAATCCAATATCTTAGCGTCTGTGTTCAGAAAAATGACGGAACGGAAAATAAATTTGGCGCAAATGTCGTCCACGCCATGATGGGGTGTGCCGGGATTGGACAATTAACGCAACATATGGTTTCCGCCAGTAAATTTGTTGCTCCTGAATTTCATGGAAAGAAAATCGGGTTAGTGCTCCAGAAAGTATTAACCACAAACAAAAAGACTGGCGCAGACAGCTACCAGATGGAAATACGCATCCCGTTTATTGCAAAAACAGGTCAAACCCTTAAAGAAAAGGCGGAAGGCAAGCAACCAGAAACTATCGCCAACATGGTTGCCAGCCTCAAAGATAAAGACAATCGCTCTAAAAACGTAAGCCAGAATCATGCAGATGATTATGGTTACAGCCAGAACGATTACCCTCCTTTCTGATTACTGAAAATAAGGCTCCCATTATGCCAGCGCCTCAGTATGGTGCGGATGACCCGCGCCGCTGTTCCGGCAATTCCGTATCGGAGGTGCTGGAAAGTATCAAGAATAATCTCGGCGCGTTTCTTGCTCTGCCACCAGAAACAAAAGCAGAACGGAAGTACCGACGCGATATACAACTCGCAGAAAAACAGGAAAAAGACCGAATAAACGAAACATCAATCCGACCATTCCGCAAAGCCACATATACCCACTTCCCTGAATATATCGACCCGCGCCTGCGTAATTACCGCTCACGCTATGGCGCTATCAGTAATGACTGAGGAATTAACAATGAAAACAATGAAGCTAAACATCGACCTCGGCAAATACGTTATTACCGGAACCAAACACGACCTGATTCTTAGTGAAAGAGGAATTATCAAAGAAGGTGAGAATGCAGGGAAAGAAACACTAAGCCGTATCGGTTATTACAGCAAGTTTGAGCATCTGGTTAAAGAGTTATGTAACCGTGAAATCCTGTTATCTCAGGCGCAGACGCTACAGGATATTCAGCAGCATATCGAAACTTTAGGTATGTCACTTAGCATGGCTATTGACCAGTTCGTGGAGAGTAAATCATGAGAGGACTTGCATACAATCCCGGCATTCTTCCGGCAGAAATGATTATTCGCCAACGCGTAAAGCCAATGCCATCGAGAGAGGAATTGCTTAAGAGAAAGAGTTTCGGTTCTGTTAATGACAACAAATATCTGAATGCTATGTGGCGGAGTGGGAAGAAATGAAACAAATGACACTAATTGAGATGGATGGCTTTCTGAAAGGTAAATGCATCCCACGAGATTTAAAGGTTAACGAAACAAACGCTGAATATCTGGTGCGTAAATTTGCTGAACTTGAATCAAAGCTGGAAACGGCGTTGCGTGAGTTTCGTTCTGCTGGAATCACGATTGATAACCTTGAGGCCAAGTGCACTGCGCTGGCAGCGGAGAATGCGGGGATGAAGTCGGTCATTGAATACTGCATTAATCCCGACAATCAGCCTGAATACCATGACCAGGGCATGGGATGTGGAGTTGAAGACCACGGCTACCAGCGCGACGGCTATTCGGCTTGTTACTACGGATGGGAGTCGGCAATGGAACGCGTCTACTCAGAGGTTATTCCAGACGCCATTCCAGAAACCCCAGCCACCGATGCTTTTCTGGCTGAAGTGCGTGCGCAGTGCCTCAACGCTTTCATCCAGCATCACAGTGCAGAACTGGATGCGCATATTAAAAACAGTGGTGAGCAGTTCGACGAAAAATCAGTACGCATCAGAGACATCATCGTCTCAGCCCGCTTGTTCAGGGAGCAAATTCGCAAAGGAGCCGCGCTATGAGCAAATCGTACATCGTCATTCAGCAATATCTGTGTTGCAACGAAAACGGTCATTGGATTGAGTATGTGTCTGACTGCGTTGAATTTGATAAGCGCGACAAGGCCATCAAGCATGGATTCAAACAGCAAGGTAGCGATGATTTCAATATCGGCGTTATCGAAAATGAACGCCTAGTGTCATTCGACTGGATGAATAAGTCGATTGATGAAAGCGCAGAAAAACTTGCTGAAATTGCAGAAGCCATCGGTTACGAAGGAGCAGCCCAATGAGCAACATCAACAAACAGGCACTGCGTGAAGCGGCTGAGAAGGCCACTCCTGGCCGCGTCGGTGACCGTATCGACGGAAGCGGTAGCATCAAATACGAATGCCATGGTTATGATGGGTCTCTGGTCTTACGTACAGACCATAAAAACATGGAGTACGGATTTATTGGTGATAACAGTAACGCCGATGAGCTGTTCTTCAGGTTGTGTGTGCCAGATGTAATTCTGGCACTGCTGGATGAACTGGAAGCCGCAGAGAAGCGGATTGCTGAGCTGGAGCGTAAAGAACAGCACAGTGACCGACAGTCAGTAATTGATGCGTTGGCTAGTTCGGGTGAGGAATGGAGTGATATCGAAGAATACATGCAGAAGTGGGACGCGGAACGCGCCGCCGCAGCCGGTAAAGGAGAGTGAAATGGCTAAATTTACAGACGTACACGACCTGTTAACTGCTTATCAAAAACAGGCCCGAAAAGTACCGCCTAAGGGAGTTTACGCATCAAAGCAGCGACAACAGGAAGTCCAGGCGGCGCACACGAGAAAGGTAATGCGCCAGCGTAAGCGCTCTGTTGGAAAGTCTAACAAATTAGGATTTCGTCGCCGGGCAGAAACTACGGCGGCGCTGATTTGCGAAATGAATTTTTGGGCGCTGGTGTGTCGTTCAAACCGCAAGAATTCCATCCAGGGTGAGGGATAACCATGAGCACTATTACCAAAGAATTAACCAAAGAGCAGTTACAGCAAATTATCGAAACTGACCACGTTCAATGCGGTGAGGCTTCTTCGCTGGCGCGTATCGCGCTGGCATCGCTCGAAGCGGAGCCTGTGGGTGAGGTTTCCGAGCAGCGTGATGGGCTGGTTATGGACGGCATGGTAGATCTCGGTGGAGCATCAACTCACCGAATTATTAAGGGAGCTAGCAAGATGAAACGGTTGCCGCTTGGCTCGAAGTTTTACACCGCCCCGCCAGCGCCGGTATCTGTGCCTGATGCGATGGAAATGGATGATGACTTTGACAGCGCGTTTGAACACGGAAAAGCTGTCGGCTGGAACGCCTATCGCGCCGCCATGCTTCAGGCCGAACCTGTAAGTAATAGTGATGAGTTACCGCTGGACTATCTGCAAGGACACAAAGACGGCCTGGAGTGGGCTGCACAATTGGCAGAAGCCAATCATCCGCAAACAGGTGACTGGTTGTACGACGACCCAATCGATCTTGCCAGGGCGATTCGCAAAGGTCCGGATATGCCTACTGTTCAGGGTGGCAACTATCGAAGCAGAGGACATCAAC